TGCAATATCGTCTATTGTTTTAAGTCGGCAATATGGCAGCAATTTTAAGCAGTACTCATCCTTCGCCCTATACGGAATAAAGGGATAACATGGCATCTACTTATGAACCGATTGCTACTCAGACTCTTGGTAGTGCCACATCATCTGTGACTTTTTCAAGCATTACAGGGTCTTACACCGATCTAGTGCTAATTATTAACGGATCAGTTACTTCAGGAAATCCTTCTGTCTGGATGAGATTGAACTCTGACTCAGGATCTAACTATTCTTTCACTCGTGTAACTGGAAATGGAACCTCTGCACTTTCATCTTTTGAGGTAAGCCAAACAAAAGCTAACATAGCGTCTGCTTTTGGTATGACCACTACTTACGAGACAAATCTTGTTGTGCAGATAATGAATTACAGCAATACTACAACTAACAAAACTACTATTACTAGAGCCAATACACCTAGTTTAGGAACAGAAGCAAGCGTTAATCTTTACCGCAGCACTTCTGCTATTACGGCTATTGAGATTCTTAACTCATCTGCTACTAACTTTTCCACTGGATCAACCTTCACGCTCTACGGAATTAAGGCGGCGTAAATATGCCTAATACATTTACTAAGATTGCATCCGTAACAGTCGGATCCGGTGGAACTGCCACTATAGATTTTACAAGCATCCCTGCTACTTATACAGATTTGGTTCTTAAAACATCTACTCGTTTTGCAGATACAACAGTTGACGCAAAAATATCTATAAATGGTTCAACAACAACTTTTACACGCAGACATATTCAGGGCAACGGAACGGCAGTTTCGTCTGGGACGGGTTCTGATGGTTGGATTGGCTCGACTGACGGGTCCGGTCAAACCGCTAGTACCTTTGGAAACAACGAGGTTTATTTCCCAAATTATGCAGGGTCAACAAATAAATCTTATTCAGTAGATACCGTTTCAGAGAATAACGCTTCCGATGCTAAGGCAACATTACTTGCTGGGTTGTGGAGTACTACTTCTGCAATTACTTCAATCTCGGTAAGTGCATTATCTGGTTCTGCAAATTTTGTTCAATACACAACAGCAACCCTATACGGCATAAAGAACTCATAAGGAGACAACATGGCAGACACAAAGATCGTAGTTGATTGCTCTACTGGGGAAGTCTCAGAGATTGAATTGACAGCAGAAGAAGTAGCACAGCGCGAGGCAGATGCTAAAGCTTATGCAGATGAGAAGGCTAAGGAAGAAGCAGACAAGGCGGCTAAAGCTGCTGAGAAGGCTGCACTATTAGCAAAGCTTGGCATCTCAGAAGATGAAGCGAAGCTCTTACTTGGATGAAGGTAAAACTCTCTAGGGCTGCGATCCAATTAAGAGAGCAGATCGATGACTCATTCCCAGATCGTGACAGGCTATCGGATGGCTGGATTGGTGATACCAGACACGCTGCTCGCAAGTCTGATCATAATCCAGATGAGCAAGGCTGGGTTCGTGCCATTGATGTCGATCGTGACCTGTTCAAGTCAAGCAAGCCAGACATCATGGGCGATCTTGCAGATCAGCTTCGTGCCTTATCAAAGTCAAAAGCAGACAAGCGTATTAGTTACATTATTTTCGATGGACGAATTTGCTCAGCCATCCTTAACTGGAAGTGGCGCAAGTACACAGGGGCTAACAAACACACTAAGCACATGCATGTTAGCTTTAAGAAAACGGCTGACAATGATGGTGCTTTTTTTCAAGTATCTATGTTAGGTGGAGAATAATGAAGAACATGAAGAACCCTGTATATCTAGCCGCTGGAGCATTTCTAGCAGCTTGGGCATCAAGCAACTTTGAGGCAGATTACCGCGCAATCCTATGGGCTGTGCTTTCAGGTGTCTTCGGATATGCGAGCCCTAAAAAGTGACACAGACAGATTTCTTTCAGCTCTACATCGCCACCATCGTCGCACTCGGTGGTCTCTCAGGCTTCGTCATTACTCATTTACTGACAGAGATTAAGCGACTGCATGCGCGTGTCGATGAGATCTATAACATCCTTCTAGAGCGATAATTTTGCCATGGCAAGAAAAGCAACTAAGGCACTTGAGGAACAAGGCTACTCAAAGCTTGATGCTTACTGCATTGGGCTTTATGAATACTTTTGCTCTCTCAAGCGAGCAGGTTTCGCAGAAGATGTAGCGATGTTCATGATTACAGAGCCTCAGGCTTACCCTCATTGGATCTTGCCAGATCCTATCGACCCAGAGCGGTTCGGTGACTATGAAGATGACGATGAGGACTAATGACAGTCAAAAGAATCGCTTGGATCTCAGACATTCAAGCCCCGTTCTTTCATGAAACAGCAGTCAAGAATCTAGGCAAGTTTTTAAGGGCTTACAAACCTCATCAAACTATCTGCATTGGTGATGAGATTGATCTTCCACAGCTCGGAGGTTTTGCCCAACCTTGGCAAGAAGTAGAAGGTAACATCGATGAGGATCGCAAACTCACTTTAGACATACTTGAGTATCTAGGTGTGACAGATGTCGTTGGCTCTAATCATGGAGCGCGTGTCTACAAATCACTTAGTCGCAGACTCCCAGCCTTTATGAACCTTCCAGAGCTTCGCTATGACAAATTTATGGGCTACGATAAAGCAGGGATCAAATACCATCCCAATGGTTTTGACTTTGCTCCAGGGTGGCACACATGCCATGGTGATGCTTTTCCACTATCAAATAAGCCCGGGCAAACTGCATTAAATGGCGCGATGAGAATGGGCAAATCAATCGTGTCGGGTCACACGCACAGGCTTGGTCTCAGTGCGCACTCAGAAGCCTCTGGAGGGCGATACGGGCGCATTGTATGGGGTGTTGAGGTAGGAAACCTAGTAGACCTTTCAAGCCCGGGAATGGGCTACACAAAGGGTTATGCTAACTGGCAGATGGGCTTTGTTGTAGGCACATTACATGGCAAAAGATTTACACCTGAGTTAATTCCAATTGATCCCAAGGATGGATCTTTCATCTATCAAGGCAAACGCTGGGGTTAAATCGTTATCGTTTCGTTACACAAATGTGCTTGATTAGTCGGACAGTTCTGTCACACTAATTCTGTAGCCAATCAAGGGCATTGGCACAGATAGGAAATACAATGAGCTTTGAGATGCCAATGATCATCTTGCTTCTACTAGCTAATGCTTTGTGGTACTTAGTGGGATGGGCTAAAGGCTTTAACGAAGGCAAGCGCGAGGGTTTAATTGTAGCTAAGTCATTTCAGCGAGTGACAACAGATGCGCGCTAATGAAATCCTACTCACCGCAACCGATACGATCCGTGAGCGTGGCCTATCATACGGCCACCCTGCGGATAACCTGCAACACACCGCAATGCTCCTCTCAGCATACTTACAGACACCAATTCACGACTATCAAGTGGCTGGGATCATGGTCTTGGTTAAACTTGCAAGGACTAATCAGTCAGCACAGCACATCGACAACTGGGTCGACCTATGCAGCTATGGCGCACTCGCAGGACAACTAGCAACCGAGGAGAACGATCTCTATGTTTAATTTAGCCGATTACGAGACAGTTGAGGTGAGACTTGAAAAGTTTATTAAGGACTATCCAGATTTTCGTATTGCAACAGAGCTGGAAGTTGTCGAGAAAGATCGATACATTGTTAAGGCTTATCTATTTAAGACTTCTACGGATAGCGTTGCGTGGACCACAGGTTACGCTGAGGAAAAAGTTTCTGATAGAGGTGTTAATAGCACTTCAGCATTGGAGAATTGTGAGACTTCAGCAATCGGCCGCAGCCTTAGCGCGGCAGGTTATGCAGCTAAAGGAAAACGCCCAAGCCGAGAAGAAATGACCAAGGTAGTAGCTGCTAAGCCGCCTAAGCCATCCGTTCAGGATCTGGAGACTGCGATTCGTAAGGCAGATGCAGAGCCAGCAGAGCAAGATTATTGGACTACGCCTGTGAATCAATACAACAAGGTAGTTGATGCACCTGTCACACTTGAGAAGGCTATGGAGAATGTAGCTGCAATCATAGGCACAGCAGAAGCACAGCAATCACCAAGTTGCAAGCATGGTGCTATGCGATGGCGTGAAGGTGAGAAGAATGGTCGTGCATGGGGTGGTTTCCAATGCAATCAAATGAATGCAGGTGGAGTTAAGTCTGACTGTCCGCCGGTGTGGTATCGCATAGGCAGCGATGGTAAATGGCATCCACAGGAAGTGAGAGTATAAATGGGCAATATAGGAATTAAGATTAATGGCGAATGGGTCGATCTCATGTCGGCATTCGTACCATGTCAGCTGTGTAATGAACCAGTTGCAATCAGAGACTTAGAGGACATATCCGCTGATTCAGTTAATGGCGTTGTCACATGGCAATGCGCTAAATGTAAAGCAGTAAATGGCTAGTCAAGCTAGGAAACACAGAGGTTTCCGCACAGAACGTGTTGTCGCACAGTACCTATCGACTGTATGGCAGGGCGCATGTGTTGGGAGGGGTAGTGGCAAGGATATTGTTAATGTGCCGTTCGATGTTGAAGTCAAAGCCCGCGCTGGATTTCAACCTCTTGCATACATAAAGCAATTAAAAGCTCGGACAGCCATTTCGGGGGAATTGGGCTTCGGAGTTATTAGACTCAACGGACAAGGTGAAGATGCGCGTGAGTATGCCGCCATCATCCGTTTAGAGGATCTCTTGCCACTACTTGTATTAAAGTACGGTCATCTCGATAAGGAACCCACAGAGGCAGACATAGACCGATGTTCTGGATGTGGGTCATACATGATAAGGAAGTGCTTAACTTGCCAACCTACGATTACAAATGCGCACGATGCAATCTTAGTCAAGAGATAAATCATGGATGGAACAATCGACCAATGATCTTGTGCAACTATTGTAATGAACCGATGGTTAAAGTTATATCAGCTATTCCAGCAGTATTCAAGGGTAAGGGCTTCTATAGTACGGATAAATAGTTATCCACAGAAGTTATCCACAGGAGGTAATCTTGAAACGAAACACCGCTCTGAGCAGGACTTATACAAATGAATTTGACAGCGATGGTACGCTAACACAGCAGAGCCTCTCAAAGGCTCACCGCGAGCCCCTTAGGGGCGTAGCTCGCGGGGTGCTAGTAGCTATTGGGATAGCTCTATGCATCATGCCTGATGCAGGTGGATCTAAACCAATGCAATATGTAACATATAAAGAATATGCATTACATCTTTTACATTATGATTATATTCAGTACAAATGCCTGACTCGTCTCTATGGTAAAGAGAGTGCTTGGAATCCAAAAGCAATAGGCAATATCAATGGATCTCAAAGAGTTTATGGTATTCCCCAAGGTAAGAGCGAGTGGCTTAAAGATCAAGATGGTTATACTCAGGTACGATGGGGACTCTCATATATCTATAACAGATATTCCACACCATGCAAGGCGTTAGATCACTGGAAGGCACACAATTGGCATTAGATAAGCTCAACTCTCGTAGGTACAGAGAGCAGCGTGAACGTGTGTTCAAGAGAGATGGTCGGTTCTGTCAGCTGTGCGGTACTGACGAGGGTGAAATGCATATAGACCATGTGATACCACGTAAGTCCGGTGGAGGTCATGAGCTTGATAATCTGCGTGTGTTATGCAAGTCATGCAACCTACGCAAGGGTGCGCTCAATGATGGGGTTTTTTTAGCTCGGACGGCTACCCCCCCTGTCTTTTCAAGCAATATCTCCCCGATGCAGTCCGAGACAATGCTGGACAGTCCCTTTAAGCTCCGACCCAGTCCAGATCAATGACAACTAAGCCCAGAAAGTCCAAAGCCCTACGAGGGGCAACTAAGCCACGGCTTCACAGTCCACTTCTCAAAGGCGAAAACAAGCTGCAAGATGTTAAAGACCTGTGCGCTATCGTCAAGATGGACTTAATGCCATGGCAGGAATTTGTACTTACGGACATGCTTACTGTGGACAAGAAAGGCATGTGGATTCGTAAGACAAATCTCATTCTTGTAGCTCGGCAGAACGGAAAGACACACCTAGCGCGTATGCTAATTCTCGCGCACCTGATTAAGTGGAATACCAATGTCCTAATTATGAGCTCTAATCGAAGCATGGCTTTAGACACCTTCCGACAAGTCACTCACCTACTGGAGACCAATGACCACCTCAAGGGATTCGTTAAACAGATCCG